TGCTGGCCAACCATACATAGGAACATTTTCAACAACCGCACTGCGCAGTATGATACGTTGAGCATACCTCTGGCACTTCGCCAGCTCCAGCGCGGGGTCAGGCGGCGGATCGCTGAGTACCCAGTTGCCGGAGGCATCCTGGTGAGCCAGCGTCTGAATGGTGCCCAGCTCCAGCTTGACTGCATTTACAACGGTCTCGGAATTTTCAATATTGCATACAAATTCCACGATAAAGCCCATGTTCGTGTTGTAAAAACGAGCATAGCCAAACCCAGCTACAGGCGCAACGCTGTTCACAGCCAGTTTCCCTGAACGGGCGGACAGTTGATTACCGTTGTACAGGACACTCAACGTATAAATGCCATCATCCATCGGTTTGTTTTCAAGGATTTGGGCAAAATTTATCCGATTATGGGGCGAATTTTCCGAACTCATTTTCAGACCGCCGTCTGTAACTGTAACCTTTCCACCCTCGAAGGTTATCCACCGGTCAATTGTGTACCCCGCACCGATGTACTCCGCCTGCCCCCTTTGGTTGACCGGGTCAGCAAAGTACCAGTTGTCCAGTAGGTTCGGGCTAGAGATTTGATCTAGGCTTGCCAGTTCCCTCCAGGGTGTCCACTGGGGATTGTTGGCGTAGTAGAAGGATCGGGCAAGTACTCGCCCCTTCGTCCCCGGCCCATAGGTACCCACAAGGGTCTGTGTGATAGAGGGTTGGACCGCAGAAAAGGCGCTGTTTGTGACAGCAACGTTCCAGAGTCCGCCTGTGATCCCAAGTTCGCCTTCTTCATCCAGCCAGTTATAGGTGCCCGGGCTCTTCAGATCATCCAACAGCGACGTGTCACCAGTGATTGATCCATTGTCCAGGTTCACCCCGATTTTCAGCTCACCATCCGCTTGATCCAACTTGATATGATCGCCCGCAGTGACAGTCAGGGTATTCACGCCATTGATGGTGGCGGCAGGCCCCGGCAGGCCGACGCCGCCAATCTTTTTCCGGCTGCCAGCGGCGTCTCTTACATAAATCGACATCAGATTACCTCCTGTCGCAAAATAGTCCGTCCTTGGTAATATGTGATATGGTGCTTGCTGTAGAATTCCATGGCGCCCTCCTATAAATTGGCGTCAGCAAAAAAATCAACGATTGTTACCGTCTTCCCAGCTACCCTGTTGGCAATCTCCATATCAGAAATATCGACGGATATATTGTGCCGATCTGTACAAATGAAGATCATTTTAGCCGGGTCGAAAGCGATACGCTCCAGATAAGGGATATCCAACAGCCCCAATTTGCAGGTTGGATTTTCCCGCATTTTTCCGATCTGAATACTGGAAGATACCGTGTGCCCAGCAATAATTGGGCCAAATGCTACGCGCGTAAAACCGGCACACTGCTGATACCACTGGCATTTCAGCAGCTCCAGCGTCTTATCAGGCGGCGGGTCGTTGAGCACCCAGTTACCGGCAGCATCCTGATGGGCCAGGGTTTGCTGACTGCCCAGCTCCAGCTTCGCGGCGATTACAGTAAGAGGGGTTGCGGAGATGCTTTTTTGCAGCCCAATTGTCACAATGTCGGTAAGGGTGTTGCAATCAACATAAGCTGTTATTGAACAGAGCGTCCCTTGCGGGTCCCATACCGTATCGACTCCAAAGATATATACCTGTTTCGTTTCACTTGGATTGCTCACCAGGAAACTGAGCGTGTACACGCCTGATAGGAAACGGGATTTGGGAATTCTTTGCTCCAGGTTGTTATACCCGCTGTTCTCAGCCGATCTCAAACCAATCCCGCCAGCACCAACCATGACCTTGGATTCTTCGCTGTCGCATCCAAAAAACCACCGGTCAATGGTGTACCCCCGCCCGTACTCCGCCTGCCCCCTCTGATTGACCGGGTCAGCAAAGTACCAGTTGTCCAGCAGGTTCGGGTTGCTCACCCGGCTCACATCCGCCTTGACCGCACTTAGCGCATCCAGCGCCCCCTGTACCGTCGCGGCCTCCAGCCCGCTCCCCCCGCTGTCGTAGGACACCTGATCTGCCCGCACCGCGCTGCCCTCGCCATCCTCCTCGTACTCAAAGGTATACGGCCCTTCCCCCAGGCTCTCGCCCATCTCAATCGTCCCACCGCCGGGTACTGTGACCGCATCCTTGGGGGTGTGGTCGTCCACATATTGGAAAATATCCTGTGCCCTGCCCTGCGGGTCGTACACAGCCGCCGTCATGTCGCCTGCGCCGACACCGTCCGCACCGTTGTATACTTGAAATGTAGAGGTTGTGCCGTCTGTCAGGGTGATGGTGTAGGTATCCCGTGTGCCCGGTGCGCCGGTACCAGCCGTCCGCTCGATGCTGGCAATATTGCTGCCAGGATCTCCCTTGTCCCCCTGGATGCCCTGCTGGCCCTTCAGCCCATGAAAGGAAAAAGCAAACTCCTTTGCGGTATCGGGTCCAGAGGCAGACACCTCCACAGACGGCGTACCAACTGTTTCATCCACTGCGGCGCTGACCGTTCCAAACCCTGCCGCTTCGCCCTGGTCTCCCTTGTCACCCTTGCCGCCCTTTTCCGATATCAGCATATAGTCCGCGCCGTTGGCTGGCGCCACGCCCTGCACGGGCCGCAGCACCAGGTACCCGGCCCCACCATAGCCAACCACGTCCAGCCGCTCGTACTGTGCAGCCGGATCATACTCCCCACGGGGCACCAGGGACACGCGGCCTAAATTCGTACTAGTTTCCATAATGCAGTACCACCTCCAGATCCGCCCCATTCAGCCGGAACTGCGGGCCGGTGTATTCGTTATCGGTAAACATGTATAGGTCTCCCGCCGCCGTGTCCAGGAAGAACGTAGCGTACATGAGGTTGCCCCGGGCCGCCTCTCCGGTATCCTCATACTGCTGTGTAGCGGCGTTCCACGTCCACCACCTGCCATCAATGATGACGGGCGGCTTGCCGCTGTACTGCTGGGCGGTCAGGGCGCTGCCTGCCGCATCGGACGCGCTGCTTGCAGCTGCCTGGGCGCTCTTGGCTGCTGCATCCGCGCTGTTTGCCGCCGCCTCTGCGGACTGCTTCGCACCCTCGACGTAGACCTGCACGCCCGCCTGGGCGTACTTCTTCCACTGCCGCCCGGTCATGTGCCGGGCCTCCCCCTGCTGCTCGACTGGAAGCAGGGTGTCGTCGTACAGATCTGCTATCCCCGGCAGGCTCCCGATCGGCGCTTCCGCTACCGCCGCCAGCGCACCTGTCGTCTTATCGGCCATCGCCGGGGCCCTCCTTTTCTTCATCAGGCGGCGCGGCCAGTTGGTAGGCCCGGCGCAGGCTCTCCCGCGCCGCCGCCATTACCTCCACCGTCTCCCCGCTGACGCAGATAGCCGATATCAGCTTGAATGCCCGATCGAGTTCTTTCTGTAGTTCAGTCATTGTGGCGTCCTCCTATTAAATTAGTCCATAATTTTTCAAGGCTGTAATCAAATCGTTCAGTTTATTTGCAACATCCAGTGCTGTTGTATTAGTTGTAGCTATCATAGTAGATATTATTGTTTTGCTCATTGCTGCATGACCGAAAAAGCCGATTCTGGATGAGGTATCCATAGATAGGTTGCCAGATACATTAGCGTTTTTTGCATAGAAATAAGCCCATCTATACGTACTGTTGCCTAAAAATTGATTTGAAGTTCTTGGGATAATACCAACACCATTGATTTTTGATCCTCCTGAAACACCGTTAGGGATGACTTCGATACTATTTGTGTAAAAGAATTTCCAGCAATGAGTACTGTCACCTAAATCATATGTATAGTTACTAACAGGGCGTATACATACGTCAGTATAATTCTGGAATTCAACACCAATATTTGTCTTTCCCCACGCACTAAGAAGGATAGTCTTTCCTCTTATGGATACCTTATCGTAGGGAAGTTCGCTGTCAACCCCGCCAATTTTCAGATCACGTGTGTCAGAGCAGTCGATGGAGATTTTTGTACCGTCCTTGTTGTAGATCCTGTCAGTCTTTAGCGCGTCAACAGCGAGCTGCTCGGCGGTAATGCTTTTGGTCGCAATCTTTGAGCCGCTAATAAACGTAGTCCCGCTAGTATCTGTAACAGTCAGCCCATTGATTGTCGTCTCTACAGTAGTGATTTTCCCCTCGGCATTGCCAACTCTTACAGAGACACCATCCACATTTTGTGACAGCTTAGAGAACTTCCCATCCTTCCCATTAACATCGACGTTGATTCCATCCACCGTTGTAGATAGCGTTGTCACCCGGCCATCTGTAGCAGAAATTTTTTCTGTCAAGCCGTCAGCTGTCACCTTGATCTCATTTTTAAGGCCCGCCTCCGTGTTTGAGATCTGCGCTGTCAGGGAGGACGCTGTCTGTTCGATCTTACTGCTGAGCCCGTTTGCGGTATTGGTGATCTGGGACGTCAGGCTGCTGGCCGTCTGCTCAATCTTAGAGCTGAGGCCCGCGTTGACGTCGTTGACCTCTGTGGTAATCCGATCCACTTCGAGGGTGATTCGGGCGTTGAGCTTTCGCACCTCGTCCACCACCTCCAGCCGGATCATATTGGCTGTTTTGATGATGCGGGAGTAAATCTGCGCCCGCTGCCGGTCTGCCAGCCGGCTGGCGCGGGATTTATATGGATACTCGTCGTCCACCTCGTCCGACCCCGGTGCGGACGGGTCCGCCGTGTATAGGCCGTCAAAGGTAATATCCGTCCTGGCCAGGACGGAGTACACGCCCCCGATGGTGATCCCATCCCCCACCTCCGCCGCCGGGTCCAGCAGGCAGTCCACGCCAGAAAAAGGCTGGTACCCTACGGAGCGCACCTGGGCCAGGATGCCGTCGCACATGGCCTGGGTGCCCCAAGGGCACTCCTTTTCAATGGTGCGACCGCTGTCATCCCCGGCGGTGTAGCTGGTCTCGTTGTCTACCCGCAGGTTTACCCGGCTGATCCGGACCGGCGGGGCGGATGTGTCCAAGTCGGACACCTTCATGCCTGCAAAAACTTTATCCAACAAGAATCTTTACACCTCCCAATGTGATGGCGGATCCATACTCCGTCACCAGATAATTTGTTTCCGGGGGGATATCGCCGTACCGCAGGAGCAGCAGCCTCCCCTCGTCGCTGATCACCCAGTTCCCGGCGTTACACACGGCGATGAACTCCAGGATATCCAGCATCGTGAGGTCTTCCCCGGTCTCGTCTGCGGGGTAGGGGATAGGAAAACCGTCAGTCACTACCGTCCGCGGGTCTACCTCAGCGCCCATGCGGTAGGCGATGTCCTCTACCGCCACCCGCTGGGGCATGGGCCAGTTAACCGGCGCGTAATCCTCCGTCAGCCATACGTCGCTGGCCTTCAGCATCGCGTCAAAGCCGTGGATGGCCAACGTGCCGGTGCGCTTGTCCAGTTTCCGGGTGGATATGTAGTACACCCCCTTGGGCAGCCATTCCGAAACCTGGCCGCCCAGCCGCAGCCGGACGTAGACCCGCAGCTCCGCCTGCCGTGGGATTTCCCCGGGATTGCGCAGTAACAGGTCGATCTGCCGGGAGGCGCAGGTGCCGATATCCGGCGAGGCGAACGCACCGCCGGAGGTGGACAGGGAGACCAGCCGGTCCTGATGATAGTCCTCTCCGGCAATGCGCACATAGCACTCCTTCTGATGGCGCGGATCACGCAGCATAGTCTGGTATAGCCCACTTGTGTGCAGCATCTATTTTTCCTCCAGTGTAAAGGACCCGCCGCCAAAATAGGTGGTGTTCCCCCGCACCATCCGTGTGGTGGCGCTGGGGGCGGACACATAGAAGAGCTTGCGTGCCTCCCCCGTGGCGTCGTCGATGTACTCCACTGTTGCCGGGCGGGTCCGGAGGGCGTCCAGCAGGCTGTGCCACGTCGTGTCCTTCATCCTGGTGAGGGAGACGCTGATCCCCCGCTTGACTACCCCAGCGCGGTAGTCGATGCCGTCCAGGCCCACCACGCTGCGCTCCTGCCGGGTGAGCTCGTACTGCTCCATCCCTTCCTCCAGAATCCAGGGTGTGAAATCCACGCCGTTGATCACCAGCTTTGCTCGCATAGCCGCCCTCCTTACATGTCATAGGCCCGGTTGTAGTTCTTTTGGTGCCCGTAGGTGATCTGGCCGACCTTCTGCCCGTCCATGCGGACCTCCACGCCGTCCATCATCCCGCCAAACGCCTCCTGGAGCTCTCCCAGGGTAATCAGCTCCCCCTTTGCCATGCGGTCGCCAAAAACCCGTGTGGCCATCTCCAGCGCCTCCTGGGCCCTCTCGTACCCCTCCGGAACGCCCCCGCCGCTCTGTACCATGGTGTCGGCCAGGTCGGCGTAGGGCCCGCTCCCGATAGCGCCGGCAACGGAGGACATGATGGTCTGGCCCACGTCCCTGCTCACGCTGGCCAATGTGGACAGGCCGCTCCACATGCCATCTGCCAGCCCGATAGTGAAGGAACGCCCGATCTCCGGCGCGTTCTGGCTGTAGTAGCTGCGCAGGTCGTTGATCTGGGAGGCGATCTCCGCGTCCGTCTGGGCTTTCAAATCTTTCAGCTCGTCCAGCGCCACCCGGTTGGCCAGCTGCTGCTTTTCCTTGTAGATGTTGGCGTACTGGTCAAGCTCCCGGTCTGTCAGGCCCAGCAGGGCGTGGAGCTCACTCTCCGCGCTGGGGCCCATGGCCCGGATTTCGTCCACGATAGCGGAACCAACGCCCCGCTCCTCCAGCTTGTCCAGCCCCTTGTAGAAGGACTTCATAATGGAAACCTGATCCTGGAGGTTGTGCAGCAGATCCTTGCCGGAAATTTCCTCCCGCTCTGACACCTTGTCAAACAGGCCGTAGGCGTTGGCAATCTGCTCCTGCCGCTTCTCCATGGCGTCATAGTACTCATTCTGAAGCTCCGCCACCTTCTTGTTGGCGTCCTCGATCTTCTGGTAGAACTCCGCCTGGACCTGGGCCCGCAGATCGTAAATTTTCTCTTCCGCCTCAGCGTACTGCTTGCTGCCTTCGACAAACTGGCCCTGAATGGTTTCCCACAGCTCCAGCTGCTCCTGGAAGGAGAGGTTCATGTACTTGGTCTGACGGTCCGCCCAGTCCTTGCTGCGGGTAAACACATCCTTGGCCATCTCGTCAGCGGCCTTCACCGCCTTGTCGCTGCTGTTGGAGATGCCCTCCGCTACGCCTAACCCGATGTACTCGCCGACTTCCTCCTTGAACTTCCTGGACGGGGAGTGGATGCCAAGAGCCTCCTTGGCCTTGCCCAGCAGGTTGCCCGCCAAGTCAGTGACAGCCTTGACCGCTGCCGCTGCGCCGTTTTTGATGCCGTTTACGATACCGGAAATAATGTTTTTGCCAATCTCCAGGGCCTTGGATGGGAGAGCTTTTATCTCATTGAGGATTCCGGTTGCCACAGCGGACATTGCGCTTTTTGCGGCCCCGGCAAAGCTCTTGATGGCGTTCACCAAACCAGATAGGCCGTTTTTGCCGATCTCCAACAAGGTTTGCGGGAGCTGCTTTACAGCGTTAACAACGGCATCCAGCACATTTTTGCCAGCTGTTTTCAGCTGCGGAATCATGTTGGTAATGCCATCTTTAAGGAAGGTAATGGCATTTTTCCCCAGGCTAAGCCAGTCCAAGGCAGACCAAGTATCCACAATGGCGCTGAAAATCTGCGGAATATTGGCAATTAAGGTAGGAATCGCGTCAATCAGGCCCTTGCCCAGGGTCACAATGATGTCAAAAGCGGCCTTCAGGATTTTAGGGGCATTATCGTTAATAGTATTCGCCAGATTGGATACGATTTCCGGCCCCTTTTCAATGATATCGGGGATACCGTCGGCAATGGCCTGCGCCAGGGATTTCACCAGATCCAGAGCGGCATCCACCAGCAGCCCAACATTTTCCCGCAGCGACGCACTCAGCCCGGACAGGAGCTCCAGCCCAGAGGCGATGAAATCCGGAGCCTTCTCCCGCAGCCCCTGGGATAATGTGGGCACCAGCTGAAGAAAACTGTCCTGCAATCCGGCAAGGGCCGCCCCGGCCTGCTCCAGCAGCCCCGGAACGGCCTGCGCAATCCCGGAGGCCAGGCCGCCCAGCAGTTTCCCTCCAGCAGCCACCAGCGGAGGGATGACCGTCTCAACGAGCGGGGGGATCTGCTCTGTGATTTGGGGCAGCATCTGCTCCACCAACGTGCCCATATTTTCCAGGATAGTCTCCACCCGCGGAAGGATGTTTTCCCCCGCCGTGGCTACGCTCTCTGTAAAATTGGACATAAGGCCGCTCAAATCGGCGTCGCCGCTGGCTAACCCTGTCACAAGATTCTCCCATGCGGCCTTCATGGAATTGGTGCTGCCCTCGATGGTGCTGGCGGCCTCCTTGGCCGTGGTGCCGGTGATGCCCATGTCGGCCTGCACCGCGTGGATGGCCTGGATCATCTGGTCAAAACTGACGTTGTCCAGGTTGGATATGGTCTCGTTGAGGATGCCGCTGTCGTTGATCAGCCGCACCATCTCCGCCTGGGTGCCTCCATAGCCCAGCTTGAGGTTGTCCAGCATGTCAAAGTTCCGCTTGGCAAACCCCTGGTAGGCATTCTGGATGCTCTCCATATCGGTGCCCATTTTGTTGGCGTTGTCGGCCATGTCAATGATGGCCTGATCCGCCAGCTGTGCCGCCGCCTCCGTGTCCCCGCCCAGGCCCTGGATCAGGCTGGCGGAGAAACTGGTGACGGTCTCCATGTACTTGTTGGCGGAGAGCCCGGCGGTCTGAAACGCCTTGTCCGCGTTGGAGAATACTGTCTGCTGGGAGGCCAGCAGCCGCTCATATTCGCCGGACACCTCATCCACGGATTTCCCCACGGACTGTGCGTATTCCTCCAGGGACCCCGCCTCTGTGCCGAACAAGGTCTTGATCCCGCCGCTGAGCTGCTCGAATTGTGAAAATCCCTCCAGCGACTGCCTGCCCAGATCCAGGGCGGCGTCCGCCACAGCCCGCAGGCTTTCCGCCAGCTTCCGGGCCCCGGCCGCAATGGCGTCGGAAAGGACGTTGGCCTTCAGGATACCCCCAAAGGACAGCCCGGCCTTTCCGGCGTCCTCCATGCTGTCGCCCGCCCGCTTCACCCCGTCTGCCAGCTCGTCCATGCTCTGGCCGCTGCCCTCCATGGCCCGGCTGTTTTCCTCCACAGCGTTGGTCATGCTGGCAAGCTCCGCCTCCGCCTTGTTGAGCTGGGCCGCCAGGTCGTTGACCTTCTTTGCTTGGGAGTTGTAGGCGTTCTGGGCTTTCAGGGCCTCGTCAGAGTTCTCTCCGGATTTCTTCGCCGCCTTGTCCAGGGCTTGTCCCAAACTGTCCAGCTTTTCCTTCTGGCTGGCGATCTCCTTGTTGAGAATTTCCGTTTTGCTCCTGGTGACCTCAATCGACCGGTTCAATACCTCGTTTTTCGCCGCCAGGGACTGCTGGGAATCCGCGTTTTTCAGGAAACTAGCCGTCACGGCGGTCATTTCCGCCCCCAGGGCCTTGATTTGGGCGTTTACAGCCTTGAGGCTGTCGTTGAATGCCTTTTCGCCCTCAATGCCCAGACGAGCGCCAATGTCATATGCCATCCACTCACCTCACAGAACATCCGGGATAATATCTTCATCAGAGAGGGCGCGGCGCAGCTCCGCGCCCTCGCATTTGATCTGGTGGATGGCGACTAGGTCCATCAGCTCCCCATAGGGGATATCCAATGTTTCCTCCCTGGTCAGGCCAACCGCCATCCCGTACCACATAAACCACGAAAGGCTCAGCTCTGATCCGCCGCCGCCTCGGCAGCGGCGGCGCCGTTTTTTGGCGGGTCGGCCTTCACCGTCCGGACGCTGTCGCCGGCAATAGCCGTCACCAGCGCCGCCTGTACTTCCGACAGATCCAGCACGTCCAGCAGCATGTCCATGTCCGGCGGCTGGGTCGGGTTTTTCCCATTGATCCTGTCGTATCGCCACCCGGCGTCCAGCATGTTTTCCAGCAGCCACAGGCATTCCTCAATCGCGTCCATCCCGTCGGCCGCCCCCTGGAGCGCCTGGAAGATGCCGTCCAGGGTTCCATACCGCTCCTTGCAGGCATTTAACACCCGGAGGGAGAAGCGAAGAGGGTATTCCTTGCCCGCCAGGGTGATTGTCCCGTTTCTCATACCTCATCCCCCCCGATGTTCAGGCCCGCCCGGGCGTAAGCGGCTGCGGCAGCCTCTGCGCCGATGTTCAGCCGATGCTTGATGTACACCTCCGCCTGGGCCTCCGTGGTGAAGGTAGCCTCCCGTTTCCACGTATGGGTCTCACTGTCATCCCGCATGATGGTGCCGCTCAGCTCCGGCACCTGCCACTCGATGCTCTCCCCTTGGGTGGTGGCGGAATCGGACGGCACAGAGAACATGACCTTGGTCAGCACGATGGCCCGCCAGCGCGTCATGTGGTTGACCATCTTCTTGATGATGAATCCGGTACCCAGATAGGGCGTCACCTGGCTGTCGTCGAAGACCAGCTCCTTCACGCCGGTGTCAGTAATGCCAGGGATCTCCTCCAGTTCCCGCTCCACCACTCCCAGCAGGTCTTTGGCCACCTCCTGGGACAGGTCGGTGGTGGAGGCGGTGAGGGTGCCGTTGGAAAACGTCCGGTCCGTTTCCGCGATGCCGTTGTCCCCGTACAGGTTGTTGTCCTCGCTGGTCTCGATGGAGATCTCCAGCTCCGTCATCTTCCCCATCACGCCGCCGCCGGAATAGGACACATTCCCATCCACCACGTTGTACTTTGCGTAATAGGGCTTTGATACGCCGATTGTCGCCATAGCAGTCTCTTCCTTTCTTCTGTCAAAAATGAAAGAGCCGCCAACTGCCGGGTTCACCCCGGTGATTGACGGCTCTTGGCTCTAAGGCTCTTGGCTCTAAGGAATATTCACTTGCACGTCGTTCTTGCACGCCTTGCAGCGCAGTGCCAGATGCTCCGCCCGCGTCTCCGGCGAGACAGGGAACAGCGCCTTGCCGCAGTGAGGGCAGCAAAACCAGTCCCTGCCGTTAATTTTCTTAATCATGCCGCACCTCATTTCACGATCTTTTCGATTTCTTCTTCAGCACGCCGCTCCATCGCTTTTACCGCCGCCCTGCGGGACTTGGAGACAGCCGCCTTAATGACGGCGTTTTTCTCCATGAACGACGTGCCCTTTTCCACCGCCCTGGCCACCATCTGGTTGGGCTGCCCCTGGGGCCACTGGGCAGACCGGACGCTGTTGTAACCGTCAAAACCGATATGTACGTTAATTAGCCCCTTTGCGTCCGTTCCGGCCGGGGTAATGCCGAAACTGTCAATCAGCCCCTTCTTCTGCGCCTCACTGGGCCCGCGGGCCAGATGACCAGGCGTACCAAACCAGGGCTTTCCGTCATGCTCAGAGGTGGGCAGGCTCTCCAGCCCCTTCCGGACCGCGTCCGCCACAACCTCAGCGCCGTCGTAGATGACCGCCTTGGCAACCTGATCCGCAGACCGCTCCAGGGCGCTAAGCTTGGACATGTACGAATCCAAGCCCTTGAACGTAATCTTAGCCATCCGCCACCTCCCAATCCCATGTGTAATGCCAGAATCCTGCCTCCGGCTCATACTGGGAGCTGAGGCTCCACGCAATCCCATGGCTGCTGAGGGACTCCCCCAAAGCCTCCACCCATGGATCAAACTCCTTCTTGGTGAAAAGGTCGGTGGAGCCGGTGACGGCCCCCTCGGCGTGGGCGTTCTCCGCCGCCAGATCGTTGCGGCCATCCTCCTGCCACACAAAATAACGATCCGATTTCAGCCGCACCGCGTGGCTCACCTTGTCCGTCACGTCCCGATGGGCCGCGATCAGTCTGTCATACCATCTCACGCTCTGCCCTCCTGTTTGTTCTCATGTGTCCAACTTGGACACCTCATAGACCTGCTCCGTCTTGGCCAGGGTCAGATCCAGGCTGGGCGGCCACACATCCTGGGCCAGCTGCACCAGATCAATGCGGTATTGCCGCCCGTCCTGGGTGATGGCCACGTCCTGGGGGGAGATATCCGCCCCCCGGGGTACCCGGACGACCTTCTCCACCTGCACTTGGTTCTGCCGGGCGTCATAGTACCGGTTCAGCCCCACCCGCAGTTCCTCATACCGCAGCACAGCCTTCCTCTCCAGCACCGGGACCGGGGCGAAGCCCGGCTCCGCCCCATCGGACACCCGGTACACAGTCACGATGCCGCTGTTGTAGCTCTGGGAAATCTCACTCCCCGGCCGGAACGGCTTCTGGCGCATAGTCCCTCACCCTCCTGTTGTTCTGCATCGCCAGCAGCAGATGGCGGTAGTTATTCTCGAACACATCCATAGCCCCGTCCCTGGCATAGCGGGCGTAGTCCATCAGCAGGGAACGGCCATAGCCGGGCTGGGTGTAGTCGAGCCTCTCCCCGGCCTTATCGTCCAGGTAGTCCATGCCGCCAGCAACGATCCCGGCAAGTTTCCGGTCTGTGGCCTCATCCTCCCAGGTGATGTCCAGGTAGTTCTTGACATCATCCAGCAGGCCCTCCGGCAGCTCAGACATTGGACTTGGTCACGGTGGCGGTGTAGGTCTGGCTGGCCTGTCCGTCCTCCGCAGTCACCTTTACCTTGACCGTGTTTGCGCCGTCCTTCCAGGTGGCGGCGGTTCCGTTGTCAATCTCCACATCGTTGACTGTCACCTGGATGGCCGCTGCGGCGTTGGAGGGCATGGCGTTGATGGTGTTGGTGGCATTGGCTGTGGTTGCGGTGTAGCTGGCCACCGTGCCGGAGAAGGACGGGGACAGGCTCAGTGAGCCAATCCGGAGGTCAGACAGGGCTGCGTCCGTGGACGGGGCGGATTCCTCCACCAGCGTCACCTTGTACCGGGCGGCCTTCAGACCGGAGATGTCCAGCTCCAGGAAGGCGTTGTTGTCGGCCGGCATCCCATTGCCGTAGGTCTTGATGAGATAGACCCGCTCATCCTCCAGGAAGTGGTAATCGTCGCTGTACTCGATCCGGCCGTCCTTGTTCATCCCGGCGAAGGCCCAGTACAGGCGGCCGATTCCCAGGGTGGCCTTGCCCCGGGGCTTGGCGGGGGACTGCACAATCCGCAGGGGGATGGGGAGGACGTCGCTGCGGTAGGTGCCGTCGGGGGCCTGGACGGTGGTGGCGGGTACAATTTTCTGGTAGTAGTCCTGGGGATTGACCACCAGGAGCAGGCCATCCACCCGGCGGGCAATGCCATTGGGGTCCGCCGCCAGGATGGACACCAGGTTGCCCATAGTGGCGGGCGAGAAGTCGGTGACTGCGATAGCGGTCTTTTCCGGGTACACGCCGCCAGTGACAGTGACCTCCTCTCCTATTTGTCGGTTCATGCCGATGGGCTCATCCTTGCCGGTGCCGTTGACGATGGCGTATTCCATTCCGTTAGCCAGGGCCTCGGCCAGGATCGTCCGCACATAGCGGTCCAGCCATTCGGGACCCAGATCCAGCATCGCCTTGCACACAGGGATAAATGCGGACAACTTGAACTGCCCGGCGTCCACTTCCTTGAAGCCGCTGGTCAGCTCCTGGATGATGGGGGCGCACAGCTTGCCCCAGACGGCCCTCTGGTAGCCGTGGGTGTTCATCATCGTGCGGATGGCGCCCTTGGTGTTCATAAAGTTGATGGCGCTGAGGAGGGTGTGGCTTGTCCCGATCCCCTCAAAAATGGAATCGAAAACCGTCTCCGGCATGACCACGTCCAGATTATTCACTGCCTGCCGGGGGTCGGCGCTGCCCATGGCTGCACCCAGCTTCTGGTAGAAGGTCCGCTCTGTCCCGGTCAGCTGCCGTACGCCCCGCGCTGCCAGCACCCTTGCGTCGGTTTCCTCCCGCAGGGACTGGAAGTCCTCCAGGTTCTTGTTGGCGTAGTACTGGAGGATCCCCTCAAACGCCTGGGTAAACTTCTCCTGGTCGTTGGCGTTCATAGCATCCTGGAGGTTCTGGCGCAGCGCCAGCAGGGTTTCATTTTTCAGATCAATCGAAATAGGCATGTACAGTTCCTCACTTTCTGATGGTAAACATTCCGCCCAGCATCCCCATGATGCCGGCCGTTTGGCTGTTCGGTTCGGGATCTTTCTGAGGCTCCGGGGGCGGGGCCTCAGGCTCACGCTGCTCCAGCTGTGCGGGCTGATGGACAACCTCACGCAGCTGGGCCGCCAGAGCCTTCTGCAAGTGGATACGCTGTTCCAGGTTCAGCTTGGCGTGTTGGAGGATGGCAGAGGCATCCGCCATATCAGCGTCCTTCTCCGCATACTCGTCCGCCAACCCAAGCCGGATACAGTCCTCCGCCGTCAGCCAGGTCTCGGCGTCCATCATAGCGGTCAGCTCATCCTCATCCAGCTTCCCGCCGGCCTTTTGCAAATACGCCTGGCGGTTTCCCTGGTTAATGGTGTCCAGGTCGTCTGCCGCCTTGCGCAGCTCAGCAGCATTCCCGACAGCGTAGAGGTAGGCGTTATGGATCATCATCATGGCGTTTTTCGGCATGACCACCTTGTCCCCGGCCATGGCGATGACGGATGCCACAGAACAGGCAAAACCGTCTATGTACACGGTCACATGGGCCGGGTGCCTCCGGAGCTGGTTGTAGATCGCTGTGCCCTCGAATACAGACCCGCCATAGCTGTTGATGTAGACGTTAACCTCCTTGGCCTCCGGATACTTTCCGAGTTCGTCCCGGAAGTGGTTGGCGCTGGTTTCACTCTCCAAACGTTGGCCGGTCCGCCAGTCCTCGCCGTCGCTCTCCACATTGCCGTAGAGATAGAGATCCAGCACACCCGCTTGGGCGGACTGCTTCAATTCCCAAAGTCGCTTCACGCTCCCTCTCCTTTCAGCGCACTCTGCGCCTCTGCAAAATTCTTGGTAATAAAGTGCTCGTTGGCCCACGGCTCGTCAATCTCCCGGCCGCCCGCCGCCCGCTGCACGTCATTGTAGGAATACCCGGAGCCGATCAGCTTTTCGATGTTGGCCGCGTTGCCGAAGAGGTCGAAGTGCTCAATGGCGCTGGTGTCAATCTGCATATAGCTTCTCTCCCGCCACTTTTCATAGCCGTATTTCTTCCGGTTGATTTCCTCCGACAGCTGGTCCATCAGCGGGTCGATACACTGGCTGAGGAACCGCCCGTGGGCATCCCCAACCCCCTCCACCTGCCCGCGCAGGAGCACCGGCGGGATCAGAAGAGTGTTGGCGGTAAAATCAAAGACGTCGTTTACGAGGGACCGGATATGGCTGGCGTCCCGGCCGGACTCAAAGCTCTTGCCCACATTTTCATAGCTCCAGCCGTCAAACTCCGGCAGCACAGCGGAGCCGCTGTTGAGGAAGGGCCTGATTTGCGCCTCCACCATCTTCTGGAAGGTCTGCGCCCAGTTCTCCTGCCCGCTGGCCATCTGGTCAACCTTCACCTTCCAATGCTGGCCGTTCGACCAGGCGTAGTTGTTCATGGCCACACTAATGAGCTTGGTATAGGCGTTGTATATTCCCCTCACTACCGGCCCAATGTCGCAGTGGTTCAGCGTCAGATGAATGACGTCCTTCTCGTAGAAGGTTTTATCATAATGCACCTCCCCCACCACAACGCCCTTGTATTCGTTCTGCTTGGAAGGGTACTCCGGCGGGACCTGCCAGCTGTCCGCCACGACGATGGCGTCGCTGCCATCCCGTTTCCGGGTGGGAACGATCAGGGCCTCGTTATCCTGATACAGCCGGGCGATCAGCTTGTGGAGGAAGACGGTGCTGTTTTGGTTCACATTTGGCTCCACGTTCCACAGGTAGTACTCCCCACCGCGTATCTCCGCCCCTTTCAGATAGGTGCGGAACTCGCACCGGCCCACAGCGTTGGCAATGAGATTGACACAGCACCAGAAGGCCAGTTCCCGGATGCGGTATTCCTCCGCCGCCTCGAGCAGCTCCCGGCAGGAGACCTCCTCCACGCGGGCCTCCCCTACCTGCCAGGGGAAAAATCGTTTCAATGAGAATGCCATATGCTAGCTGCCTCCCTGCCCTTCCAGAAAGGTCTCCTCATTCGGGGGCGTCTCTGCCCGCCGGTTCCAGCCTGCGACAGCCTCCGCGTATCCATCCTTTTCCATAATGAACTCGCCATTTTTCCGGAAAAACCGGCTCTGATGAATCTTGCCGGTAGTTGCGCCGCATTGGACGCACCCCACCGCATACTCTTCCATGAACCGGTCGGAACGTCCGTCCGTTCCGACGCTTCTCAGGGTTATCCTCCCCGGCCCACCGCAAAATGGGCACGCTTTTAATTCCTGCATAGCTTTTTCCTCTCCTTACACCGCAATCGCTGCCGGCGGAGGGCCTGCACGCCCGCCTCCTGTGCCAAGCAGCGGTTCAAGCGTCATACTGGCCACCAGGGCCATAAACGGGTCTGTCTTCCGGCTTTTGGCCTCGATTTTCGCATAGGTAAAATTGCCGGTCTCAAACCCGATCTTCCTGCTGGAGCGGACGCGCTTGGTGTTGTTCACCGCCCAGCGCAGATGGGGGACGTCCCCCCAGAAAAACAATTTCCGGTCAAAGCAGCTCTGGATTACCGGCTCCACAGTCATAATGTCGCTGGGCCGCACCAGCTTCACGTTTTTGCGCTCCACATCAAACCCGATCTGCCGGAAGCTCTGACTGACCAGGGTCCAGCGGAAGTTGTCCAGCGCCAGGCCTTTGATCTGGTACAGCGCCATACGCTTTTGAATCCAGCCCGCCAGGAGATCCGGGTGGATGGTTTCCTCGTCCACCACGGTGATATCCCCCCTCTGCGCCCAGTCCCGCCAGGGGGCGCGGACCCGCGTCAGCGTTTTTGAATGGGTGCAGACCCAGGCGTGGTTGAGATCAAACCGGAAGTCCCCTTGCCGGAAATGGAGGTTCACAGCCGCCCAGTCGCTCAGTTCCGCATAGTCCACGCCGGCCACGCAGGCCCAGCCGCGCAGGTCCGGGAGCTCCCGGTTGGTGGCCAATACGTTGTCGTAGTCCGTGACGGCGATCTCCGCCGCCTGGCTGCGCAGCCCCATCCGCTTGGTGAGGAAATCCGGGTTCTGCTCCGGATGCTCCAGCCATTCCTGGTATTCATCCTGGACCTCCTGGAGCAGGCTGGGGATGTAGGCAAGGGAGGGGTTCGCCATGTACCAATTGTCCGGGTCGGCCACCTGCTTTTTGTCCTCCAGGCAGCAGATGAAGGGCAGGAACCCCTTATCCGGCTCCCCCTCGAAGAGGATCCGCCGGCTGCGGGCAAGCAGGTCGTCCAGGGGCCCGTCGCATACATTGCCGTTGGAGCTGAAATATCCGACCCTCGGATGGGCCACCTTGCCTTGGCCGGTCCGAAATACGGTGATGTTGGAATAACTCTCATACTGGTGGATTTCGTTGAAAACCGCCTTGCCGGTGCGCATACCGTCCCGGCTCTTGGGATTGTTGGTGCGGCCCCGCACGCTGCCCCGGTTTTTTCTCCCCTGGACCACCTGCTTGGTATGGTAAAAGTGCTTGGACAGCCGCTTGGCGCAGCCGGTACCTTCCAGGACTTCTACCAGATCCGCCACAGGCCGCGTGGCCTGCTCTTCCAGGTTTGCGCAGATATCCACGTCGTACCTGGGCACCTCACAGTAGGGAGAGACAGAGCACAGGGCTGAGAAGGAGATGAAGCCATCCTTTCCCGCGCCGCGCCCCAGCAGGCAGAACACATTGGGCCACCGGGGAAGGCCGCTGCTTCGCCAGTAGGTGCAGTCCCACAGGGCTGTGAGGAACTTCTCCCAGGGGAACAGGCGGAAGGGGAAATATTTTTCCAGCTTCAGATATTTTTTTAACTGTTCTGTGTCGACGTAAATATTTTCCTGCTCAAAGCACCGCCGAACCAAAGCGGCCAAGGCCCGTTGCTCCTTGCAGACCCGGTGTGGCCCCTTCTCCACCAGCTCCAGATATTCCAGCACCTCTTGCGGGATGCTACAGGTCGTCATCATCGAAGGAGCCTCCCGCAAAATCCTCCGGCTTGAATCCAAGGGCCGTGAACAGGGCCAGCATCTGCCGGGACACCTGGATTTCCAAGGACACACTGCGGTTTTCCGACAGACGCCCCCGCTCATCTGTTACGGCGAGCCCTCTGGCGTCCACATCGTCATGCAGCTCCTTCCGCCGCACCCAGAAGTCCATGTACTCCTCCACCTTGTCGGCGTAGGCCCTCTCATCCAGACCCCGCAGGGCCAGCTTCTCCAGCATCGCATCCCGCAGGGT